CAATGCACTATCTTCAAAAGGAATGTTGCCACAAGGATACGTGGTAAACAACTTCCTAACTGATGATGACGCATTCTTTATCAAAACGGATGTTCCTAATGGACTAAAACACTTTACTAGAGCAGCGATTAAAACTGCTATGGAAGGTGATTTTGACACTGGTAATATGAGATACAAAGCTAGAGAAAGATACAGCTTCGGCTTTTCTGACTGGCGTGGTATTTTTGGTTCACCAGGTGCTTAATTCTTAAGCAAAAGAACTAATTTAAAGGGGCCTTCGGGCCCCTTTTTATTTGCACATTTATATTTAAAAGAGTATACTCGACGCACTGCATACTTATAAATAGTCAGTATAGACTCATGCAGTAGACAATGTCTCAGACTGTACTGGCGGAAAAGGAGACCAATTATGGCAAATTCAACTTTTAGCGGTCCGATTAGATCGGAAAGCACACTTAAAGCAGTAAGTAAAAACTCTTCTACAGGAGTAATTACTGAAGTTATCACTATGGGTGATGCACCTGTAGCATTAGGAGATGAAAACAAAACTCTTGATAATGCAACACACAGTGGAAGAACTCTTGTAGTTCCTGCACTTGCAGCAAACAGAACGATTACTTTACCAGCACCAGTTGGTGGCGCACACTTTAAATTTGTTTATGGTGGAGCTGCAGAAGAAGCAGAAAACTTAATTATAATAACTCCAGGAAATACTAATTTCTTTCTTGGTGGTATTGTTCATGCTGATTCAAATGCTGATAACGTATCAATTTACTCAGATGGTAACTCTAACTCTAAAATAACTCTTACAGACTTTGGTGTGTTTGAAATTAATATTTTAGCGAAAGATAGTACTAACTATTATATTTGGGGCTACGCTGAAGGTGCAGACGCACCTGCATTCGCAGACCAATAAAAATTAACTTTATGTGGAGCGGAGGCTTCGGCCTCCTCTCTCTAACGGAGGAAAAATAAAATGGCAGACGCAGTAACAAGTCAAACTTTAGTAGATGGTGGTAAAACCGCTATTATAAAACTTACAAATATATCTGATGGCACAGGTGAATCAGCTGTTAAAAAAGTGGATGTATCAGCTTTAACTTCAAACAGCAACGGTGATGCTTGCACAAGGGTTTCTATAACTCAAGTATGGTACGACATTGGTGGTCTTAGAGTTTCATTAGACTTTGATGCTTCTTCTAACGTAGTTGGATTAGTATTAGGTGGAAGTGCAGCAGCAGGAACTACCATGGGATACATGGATTTTAGATCTTTTGGCGGTATTAAAAATAACGCTGGTTCAGGTATTACAGGCGACATTGATCTAACTACTCATGGTCACACAGCTCATGATCATTACACAATAGTATTAGAGTTAAGTAAAACTTTTTAATAAGGAGTAGCATATGCCGAATACTTCTTCAGGAACATCAACGTTCGACAAGACTTTTTATATCGATGAGATTATGGAAGAGGCTTATGAACGACTAGGTGTTCAAGACCTCAACGGATACAGACTAAAATCTGCTAGACGTTCTTTAAACATAATGTTTCAAGAATGGGGCAATAGAGGTTTGCATTATTGGGAACTAAAAGAAACAAATATAAATCTTGTTGAAGGACAAGCTGAGTATCATTTCTTTAGAAGTGCGGCAGATGACACCTCTGATACAAACAGGGCGCAAGCTACGACAGTACAAACAGATTCTACAATTTTTGGTATGGACGATGTACTTGAGGCAACATACAGAACTAGCAGAGGAACTACATCACAAGCAGATGTAGCATTAACAAAAATAGATAGGTCTACTTATTCTGCGTTATCTAACAAACTAACAAAAAGCCAACCAACACAATATTACGTGCAACGTTTTATTGATCGTGTGACTGTAAGTGTATATCCAACACCAGATGCTACAGCCGCTGCATCAGAAGTTCATTTATATTATGTAAAAAGAATAGAAGACGCTGGAGATTACACAAATTCAAGTGATGTTCCTTATCGTTTTGTACCGTGTATGGTATCAGGTCTTTCTTACTATTTGGCGTTGAAAGAAAAACCAGAACTAGTACCACAACTAAAAATGATTTACGAAGATGAATTAAATCGTGCATTAGTAGAAGATGGTTCTTCTACAAGTACACACATAACACCGAAAGCGTATTACCCGAATGTCTAATTTTGCAACAGGAAGAAAAGCAAAAGCTATATCTGATCGTAGTGGTTTAGAATTTCCATACATAGAAATGGTAAAAGAATGGAATGGTTCTTTAGTGCATATTTCTGAGTTTGAAGCAAAGCACCCACAATTAGAGCCTAGACCTCACAAAGCTGATGCTCAAGGACTAAGAGACGCTAGACCAGATAGAACAGAAACAGCTGCACCTAATTTATTAAAAACAGATTCTTTTAAAACAGGGTCTGCTAGTTCTTCAACAATTACGGTAACAGAAGAAAGTCACGGTAGATCAAGTAGTGACACTGTTCGTTTTTATGCTGCAACTAGTTTTGACGGTATTACAGCTACAAATATAAACGCAGCTGCAGGTTACACAATAACTGTGGTAGACACAGATACATATACGTTCTCAGTGTCGACAGATACTGCAACAACTGGTAATATAAGAGGAGGAGGGTTCCGCGCTTATGCAGGACCTACAACAATAACACCATGACAACATACGCAGAACTAGTAACACAGATAAGAGATTATACAGAAACAGATAGTAATGTTTTAACAACTACTATTGTTAATGATTTTATAGAACATGCTGAAATGAGACTATACAGGGAGCTAGACCTTGACGTATATAAGAAAAACGCAAGTGCTGTATTAACAGCTAGCACACCGTTTGTAACATTGCCTGGTACAACACCAGCTTTATTTAGTGCTATTCGGTTTGTGTCTATATTTAGTTCGGCAGGAGCATTAGGTGGTTTGACAAATAATGAAAGAATAGTTTTACAGAAAAAAGACCCTTCATTTATATCAGAATATTGGCCAAATAGAACTAGCACAGGTATTCCAAAATACTTTGCAACGTACGATGAAGACTCATTAATTCTTGCACCTACACCAAATGCGGCTTATACTATGGACATTGAGTATTATGCTCAACCAACAGGATTATCTTCAAGTACTACCTCAACGTGGATTAGTACAAATGCTCCAACAGCATTGTTGTATGCCTGCCTAATCGAAGCTTTTAAATTTTTAAAAGGACCTGATAACATGTTAGCTTTGTATGAAGCGTCTTATAAAAACGCTGTCAAAACACTAGCAACAGAACAAATGGGTCAAAAACGACGTGAAGAATATAGAGATGGAGCGGTAAGAATACCAATTCCATCTGTAAACCCGTAAGGAGAAAATATGGCAAACGTAATATGTAATGTTTTTAAGGAGCACCTTCTAAAAGGTAATCACAATTTTAGTGCATCGGGCGGAGACACATATAAACTTGCTCTTTACACATCATCTAAAACAGTTTCTGCATCAGCAATAACTGGTTACAACGATACTAATGAAGCAGCAAATGCATCAGGCTCTGGTTATACTGCAGCAGGTAACACATTAACTAATAACGGCGTTACAGGTAGTTCTTCTACATCTATAGTGTTTGCAGACTTTGCTGACACTTCTTTTACAACAGTTTCTACAACAGCGCGGTACGCGCTCATTTATCAATCATCAGGTGGTGCAGCAACAGCAGGACTTGCTACTGATTCAGCAGTATGTATGTTAGATTTTGGTGGTGACTTTTCTACTACAGCAGGCACCTTTACAATACAATTTCCAGCCGCAGATACGAGTAGTGCTATTATAAGAATATCGGGGTAAGGTTTTATGGCATTAGTTCTAAACGATAGAGTCAAAGAAACCACAACGACAACTGGACAGGGTACCATATCTTTAGGTGGTGCTGCAACTGGTTTTGAAACATTTGTAACTGGTGTTGGTGACACAAATACAACTTATTATATTATTGTACACGAGTCAGACGGTACATGGGAAATAGGTATTGGAACTATTGGTGACGCGTCTCCCGACACTCTTGCACGAACCACGGTAATCGATACATCAGCAGGTAATACAACTAAAATAGATTTTGCAGCCGGTAGTAAAACAGTATTTTGTACACTGCCTTCAAGCAAAGCTGTATTCCTGGACGCAGATGGTGACGTTACATTAGGAGCTAATTTAGATGTTGGTGGTAATCTAACAGTTACTGGTACAACAACATTTAATGGTGGCACACTAACTCTTGGTGACGCTAACACAGACAACATTGTATTTGGTGGCGAGGTTGATTCTAATATCATACCTGACGATGATAATACATACGACTTAGGTAGTTCGTCAAAAGAATGGAAAGATATTTATATTGATGGTGTGGCTTATGTAGACGCTATTAATTTTAATGGTACAGCTATTAGTGCAACTGCTGCAGAACTTAATATTATGGACGGAGTTACGTCTACTGCTGCAGAATTAAATATTTTAGATGGTGTAACATCAACAGCCGCAGAATTAAATATACTAGATGGTGTTACTTCTACAGCAACAGAACTAAACATTTTAGATGGTGTAACCGCAACAACAGCAGAACTTAATTATAGTGATACAGGAGCATCTGTAGGTACGGTAGTTGCAAGTAAAGTTGTAACAGCAGATGCCAATAAAGATGTAGCATCTTTTAGAAATATTACACTAACAGGTGAGCTTGATGCAGGTTCTCTTGACGTAAGCGGTGATGCAGATATTGACGGCACATTAGAAGCAGATGCGATAACAGTTGATGGAACTGCTTTGTCTAGTGTGATCGCCGGGACAACAGTTACATTAGCATCTACAGTAACAGTTACCGATAGTACAGCCAACACAAACTTTCCTGTTGTGTTTCACAATGAGTCAAATGGTTTATTAGATGACACAGGTGCACTAAGATATAATCCAAGCACTGGAGAATTACTTGTACCTAAACTAACTGTAGCAGGAACAACTACAACTGTAGACACAGTCACAATGCAAGCTGAAAATGCAATAATATTTGAAGGCGCTACAGCTGATGCACACGAAACTACACTTACAATTATAGATCCTACTGGAGATAGAACAATTAATTTACCAAACGTTTCAGGTACATTACCTGTATTGGCAGCTGTAAGCACGACACAAATTACATCTACACCTGAAGAATTAAATATACTAGACGGTGTTACATCAACAGCAGCAGAACTAAACATATTAGATGGCGTTACGTCTACCGCTGCAGAACTAAACATATTAGATGGCGTGACTTCTACTGCAGCAGAACTAAATGTACTTGATGGTATTACCGCAGTAGTAGGTGAGCTTAATGCACTAGATCTAGGTAGTACAGCAGTCGGTACGGCCATTGCTTCTAAGGCAGTTATTTTAGACTCAAACAAAGATTATACAGGTATTAGAAATTTAACTATTACAGGTGAACTAGATGGAGCTACATTAGACATATCTGGAAATGCAGATATAGATGGCACATTAGAGGCAGATGCTATTACAATTGGTGGTGTATCCACAGATACACTATATGCATCACCAGGGTTCGCGGTTGCGATGGCGATCGCTCTGTGATATAACGAAATAGGAGAAAAATATGGCACAAGATTTTGAATCAAATGGTAAAAGAATAACAAATTCCGCTACCACTATCTTTACAGCAGACAGCGATGATGCGGTTGTAGGTCTTCGTTTTGCTAATATTCTAACCACAACAGACAC